AGGTTGCATCTGGTCTCGGATATTCCTCTGTAGAAGTATTCCCCAAGCAATCAACCATATTAATAGAAAAAGGAGATTTAGGTAATTTCCTAAATCTTCCATATTATAATTCCAAAAATACAACGAGATACGCCTATAAAGATGATGGAACAGCGGCGACATTGCCAGAGTTCTACACCTTATACGATAAATACGTTGTAGAAGAAATAGACAAAGTTGCAATCCAAGTATCTAATGAAGTCATAAAGGATGGTCCACCTTGTTTACAACAATTATGCACACAAGGATTTCCAGAAGGCACACGTAACAATGGATTATTTAATATAGGTGTGTATCTACGTAAGTTTGATCCAGACAATTGGAAAACATTATTAGAAAAATACAACCAGGATTACATGACACCACCATTGTCAGCATCAGAAGTTGTTACAGTTCAAAAACAATTAGAGAAAAAAGATTACAGTTATAGATGTAAAGAGCCACCAATAAATTCTTACTGCAATGCTAAAGTATGTAGTGGTAGAAAATACGGTATAGGTGGTAATGGATCATCATTAGAGTTTAGTGCATTAACTAAATTAGAAACAGACCCACCAGTATGGTTTTTAGATGTTGGTGATGCACGTATGGAATTACAAACAGAGGAGCTACAAATACAAACTAAGTTTCAAAAGAAATGTATGAATAGTTTGAATCACATGCCCCCTTTAGTAAAACAGTCAGTATGGCAGGAGAATATTGAGAGACTTATGGTCAATCTAAATACTATTCCTGTGTCTGATGATGGGTCATTGGCCGGTCAGTTTGAAGCTCACCTCCAGGAGTTTTGTACTGATCGTGCCCAGGCTCTAAATCGAGATGAATTATTATTACGTAAACCTTGGACAGAAGATGGCGTTACTTGGTTTAGATTAAAAGATTTACAAGACTACCTCACACGTAACAAGTTTACTTATTTTAACACAGGTCAATTAGTACAAGCGTTAAGACATTTAAAAGGCAAAAGTGAGAAATATAACTTAAAAGGTAGAACAGTGAGAGTGTGGGGCGTACCTGCATATCAACAACAAGATTCTGCGTTTGATATAAAGGAGGTTGATGGTGCACCATTCTAAAACTAAAATAATACTTGGACCACCAGGCACAGGTAAGACACATAATTTATTAAATTTAGTAGAAGAAGAGTTAGCCAAAGGCACACCACCTGATCGTATAGCTTTTGTAGCATTTACTAAGAAGGCGGCAACCGAGGCTCGTGACCGGGCAATGAAAAAGTTTAATTTAGAAGAACAACATTTACCATATTTTAGAACGTTACATTCTTTTGCTTTTCATCAACTAGGATTAACAAAGTCAGAGGTTATGTCACGTGATAATTATAAAGAGTTTGCACAAACATTTGGTATGGATTTAGGATCTGTTGCTGATGGTGCAGAGTCTGGTGGTGTAGTAACAACAGACAATATTTTAATTAATGAAATAAATCTAGCACGTATGAAGTGTATGGAATTAGAGCATCATTATAATGAATCTAATTTACAAGATATGTCTTGGCACTCATTATTACGCGCGCAAAGATCGTTAGAAGAATTTAAAAAGAAAAAAGAAATATTTGATTTTACCGATATGATTGAGTTGTATTTAGATTCTGGTCCAGTGCCAAAATTAGAAGTGGTATTTGTGGATGAAGCACAGGATTTATGTAAATTACAATGGCGAATGATAGACAAAATAACACAAAATGCAAGAAAAGTTTACATAAGTGGAGATGACGATCAAGCCATATACAACTGGGCAGGAGCTGATGTTGAGCATTTTATTAGATTACCTGGTGAAGTAGAAATATTAAAACAGTCTTTTAGGTGCTCTAAAGTTATACAAAATTTATCAGGTAGGATAATAAACAGGGTAAAATTTAGAAGACATAAGCAATGGAAAGGCACTGATAGAAATGGATTGGCTGTGTACCACAGTTATCCAGAGAGTGTTAACTTACGAGATGATGGTAGTTGGTTAGTTATGGCTAGAACAAATTATATGTTAGATGAGATAGAAAGAGATATACGATTACAGGGTATGCTATACAAAAGAAATAATAAATTACCTATATCAGCTAAACTTTTAAATGCAGTAGAGGCATGGAAAAAATTAAATGGTGGTGAAATTGTACCACTTGTAGATATAAAAGATATTTATTCTTATATGTCTAGTCAAATAGGAATAGAAAGAGGACATAAAAATCTTAAGATGGCTGACAAAGAACAATATGAGTTAGAAGAATTAGTTATGCACCACGGTTTGTTAATGGGAGGTAGACCATGGGATGTAGCTTTTGACAAAGTAGGAAATAGAGATAAAGAATATTTAAGAGCCATAGAGGTAAGAGGCACAATATCTAAAACACCTAAAATAAATATTAGCACTATACATGGCGCTAAAGGTGGTGAGGCAGATAATGTGATGCTTCTTACAGACTTATCTAGAAAGTCACAAGAAGCTATGGAAAGAGATTCGGATGACGAATGCCGTGTGTTTTATGTAGGAGCAACACGTGCCAGAGAAACCCTACATATAGTACAGCCACAAAGAGAAGGAGGATTCATAATATGAGTTTTAGTACTGGCATAGCTCCTATTAACAGGAGCATGACGAAAGAAGAAATACTAGCAAAGGCTAGTGACCTTGTTTCCAATGATAGAAACAAATCACATGGTGATGCATTTAGTAATCATGCAGAGATAGCAGAGTTTTGGAATATATTTCTTGATAAGAAGTTAAGACCAATGGCTAATATCACAGCTGATGATGTGGCTATCATGATGATATTGTTAAAAATATCTAGACATACACAAGGTGAAAAAATTAACATTGATAACTTTGTTGATATGGCGGGTTATGCAGCAATAGCAGGAGAAATTAGTGACTCAGGATCTTTTTAAGACAGTTACATCACAATGGGTCGCGCCTACGGAGTTCCCTCGTATAGAGGGACGCGTAGCGATTGACTTAGAAACTTGTGATCCAGATTTAATTAAACACGGTCCAGGGTGGCCAACAAAGAAAGGTAAGGTGATTGGTATAGCTATGGCTACTGCATCATTTAAAGCTTATTATCCCATTGCACACGATGGTGGTGGTAACATGGATGAGAAGAAAGTTGTAAAATATATAAAATCTATTTGTGAAAATGATTCAATAGAAAAAATATTTCACAATGCGCAGTATGACATAGGCTGGTTATGGGCACTTGGCATAGAAGTTAAAGGTAGAATACATGATACTATGGTAGCAGCAGCTCTAATAGATGAGAATAGATATTCATATACTCTTAATAGTATAGTACATGAATATTTAGGTGAGTTTAAAAACGAACAAAAATTAAGAGAAGCAGCAGAAGCATTTGGTGTAAATCCAAAATCAGAGATGTATAAATTACCAGCAATGTTTGTTGGTGAATACGCAGAGGCTGATGCAGATCTTACATACAAGTTACATGAGAAACTATCTTGGGAGATTGTAAAAGATAATCTTTCAACTGTGTATGATGTAGAATGTAAATTAATCAACGTTATATTTCATATGACACGTCGTGGTGTTCGATTTGATGATGAGAAATGTATGCTTTTAGAAAAAAAATTTTACAATAAAGAAAAGAAGTTGATGAAACGTGTTAAAGATTTAACAGGTCTTGACATAGAAATATGGGCAGCAGCTTCTATTGCGAAAGCATTTGATGCAATGAATTTACCTTACGAAAGAACGGATAAAACAAATTCACCATCATTTACAAAAATGTTTTTAACAGATCACCCACATGAATTACCACGATTAATTATGCAAGCACGTGAATTAAATAAGTTAAGAGGCACGTTTTTGCAAGGATTGATGAATTATACAGAGGAGGGTAGAATACATGCTCACATTAATCAAATTAGGTCTGATACTGGTGGCACTGTGTCTGGCCGTTTTTCTTATAATCACCCTAACTTACAGCAGGTACCTAGCCGTGGTCAGTTTGCGAAAGATGTTAGGAAACTATTTATTCCTGAGATGGGTGAATATTGGCTTAAGGCAGATTACTCGCAACAAGAACCAAGACTCTTGACACATTGGGCGTGCCTCGTGGACCAACCAGGTGCACATGATGTGAAAGAAGCATACCAAAAGAAAGATTTAGACTTTCACCAACAAACAGCAGACATGGCAGGAGTGGATAGAAGATTAGCAAAAACAATTGGTCTAGGTGTTATGTATGGTATGGGCTACAATAAACTTGCACGTGAGTTAGATCTTGAACCACAGGAAGCAAAAGAAATGTTAAAAGACTTCCGTGGCAAAGTTCCATTTATGCAGGGTATGCTTGAAGCTGTTATGAATCGAGCTAATTCTAAAGGTGTAATTAGAACTTTACTTGGTCGTAAGTGTAGATTTGATTTATGGGAACCTACGTCTTGGGGAGTACATAAACCATTACCTTTGAATCAAGCTAAAGTAGAGTATGGAGATGCTATTAAAAGATATGGCACATACAAAGCATTAAATAGATTGATACAAGGTTCTGCTGCTGATCAAACAAAGAAAGCTATGGTTAATGTGTATGATGAGTTAGGTATAATACCTCTTATACAAGTTCATGATGAGCTTGATTGTTCTGTTAAAGATGAGAGACAAGCTAATCAAATAAAAGAAGTCATGGAGACATGTGTGGATTTACAAGTGCCATCAAAAGTAGATGTAGATCTTGGAGAAAGCTGGGGTGACAAATGACATATGCTAGAGCCAGACAAGAAAAGTATGTTAACACGGAAAAAGGCAAAGAAGCTGCAACTAGATCTAAATTAAAACATCAAAGCAAACTTAGATCTACAGAGGAAGGTAGGATTAAATTAAAATACAGAAAAGTTAAATGCGAACATGGTAAAGATGTAGCAGATTGGTGGTTAAAACAAAAACCACTGTGTTATATTTGTGGTAAAAATGTGCTATATGAAAAAGCGCCATCAAGGAAGAAAAGTAGAAGCAATCTTGATGAGTTAGTCATTGATCACAATCACGATGTAAAAAAATTTACACCTAGACATTTATTGTGTCAACGACATAATCTTGGCTATGGCATGTTTCAAGAAAACATAGAACAATTGCAAAGAGCAATAGAATACAAAAGGAGATACGGATGAAGTGGTTATGTGTTA